GTTGTGTGAAACGTCTTTGCCAAGCGGAAGCCGGTGCCGCCGATGCGGTAGCCGGGGTGCCTGCGGCAGAATACAGGCTTGGCTCATTTGCCTAGTACCTTATCAATAATTCTTTGGATAAACCCTTTAAATGTTTCAGCAGTTATATCTGGAATAGATATAATTTCTGGTAAGTGATGCCCTCCCCTGGTTTTGCAATAATACTGAAAGTTCGGCTGTAGTCGAAGAACTCGGCCAGACTTTTTCGTTACTTCAATCGCCCACACCATGTCAGGCAGGTATGGAAAATTCTTGCCATACGCTTGGCCAGGAAACATAGGGCCGTACTTCTGTACACCTTCGTCCTCAAACCTGTCCATCTTGGCAGTAAAGACAACGTTCATTGCTAAGGCTCTGAATGTCTTAGTTAATGACATCATCTTAATAGCCAGTTCTCCGTATGCCTGCCTTGGATCATATCCTTTTCCAAGTGATACTGCTTCACGCTGTTTTTCTCCTATTGCGTGCTCGTGAATCTTTTCAGCAATTTCAGAAAGGGAATCCACATACAGTGTTTTGTACTCATGTTCCCCTTTCTTCAGGAACTTTATCAGCTCGTTTAAATCTTTAATTGTGTTGATCTCTACTGCTGGGAGATCAAATTCCGCCAGGGAAATCAAACCGCTTTCTGCGCTGACGATCAATGGAGTGTCACAGGTCGCAGCCAGGGTAGTTTTACCTGTTCCAGCATTACCGTAGATAGCAATCTTAGCATACTTACTAAGCTGACGAGTGCTTACGATTTCCATACCATTCTACCCATAGCTCGGATATGACATTCGCTGGATAGTCCCAGTACTGTCGGATTACTCCATCCAAGGAGTGCCCAGCATCAAACAGTTCAAATATTGTTTCTCGCATGTTAGTTCTCAATTAATAGCTGTGGAGCAGACGGGACAACTGTTACCATCTTCCGAAGTTTGGAATCTTCTGGTAATTTCTTGTAGGTTGCCACATTGAGCACAGGTTTAAAATCGATTGCTCGCATGTCCTCGTCGCTTAGCGAAGACTCCAAGCTCAGGAAAGTCTTAGTGTCCAGTGTGTATCGCAGTGACACTTTACTTATGAAATGGTATCCGTCGATATCTTTTCTGACTGTTCCGTATTTCTCTTGGTCTGAGCGCAGTTCGGCCTCTATCTTGTCTCGCAGCTTGCGCTCTTTCTCCTTGATCCGCGTAAGCTCAGCCTTCGCTACAATCCAGTCCTGGTAAATGCTCATCGAAGATGTGTCTCCACTTTTTCTTTAATGGAATCGACGCGTAACCTCAACTCATCGTCTGAGATATTATACCTATCTTGAAGCAGACGAATAATATCTGTTACGGTAAGCAACACCAAATCGTTATAGCTTTTAAATTGTTCTTCATCTGGCGTTAGGTTATGTTCGTCTGCTTCATTGGCAAGCAAAAATAGCACAAGGGCATTGTGTAGTACTTTATTTTCATTCATAACTAGTTATCGTTTTCTGGTTTTGCTCCATCCTTGGAGCAGGAAAATTCCTTAAGCGGCTTTTGCTGCTTCGTTTCCAAGCTGTTCCTGACGTTGCCATTCTTTGGCAAACTTGACGTAAGTAAGGAACGTTCTGGCAGTCGATTGTTTGTAACCATAGGTTTCCTGAATCTTCGCCACCAGTTCTTTCTGAGTCAGATGCTCATGACTACGGATAAGGTAGACCAATTGTTCCGTCGGCACCTGGGGACCAGCGCCAGGCGGCGTAATGCCGAGTTCTTTGAGAGCCCGAGAATAGGCGCCAACTGCGCTAGACGCGGTATAGCTCATATCATCCTGGAGTGCTTCCAAGATTTCCTGTCGCCCCATACCCTGGTCAAGCAGATCCTTAACGAAGTTTACCAGATTTTCCAGACTGTGCCTTGACATTCCAGGGACAGCGATACCGCGCTCATCAGCCCACTTTTTCATATCAGCGTTAGCTGTATGGATGCTGATGTCCATCTGCTTGGCATACCCTTCTGCAAAGCTCTTTCGAGTTGAAGTATCCGAAAATACTCCATCGTCCAAGTGCTCGTCTAGCCACTCCATACGCTCGTCAACCGTCTTGATCAATCCCGCTTCTCGTGCGAGCTTCTTGTACTCAGAAACCGCCTCGACAACGGTTGCGCCGCCCGCAATAAAGTGTCGAAGGATATCGTCCTTGGTGGCGTTTTTGCTGCGAAGATCGTTGAAAATTTCTTGGTAATTCATCATGTCACCTATCTAAGATTGAGATTCTAGTATACGTATTCTGTGGCTACTAGTCAACCATTGTGCTGTACTAATCCAGTTCTCCAAGAACATGAAAAATACGTCCTCATCTACTTCAATCTTACCCTTGACTTCTAGCGAAAGTAGTGTAGCAGGAAGTACAAATTTCCATCCTTTTCTATTTTGACGGTACGCTAATACTGGCATTAAACTTGCTTTTGCAGCGGCGTTAGATATCTGTTTCCACCAAGTGTTGACCGCTAAAGCTTCCTGTCTCTTAACTTCGATACAAATCCCTATAGAATTTAAATTGATATCTTCTCCGCCTTCGCGTGTTTGAACTAGGCTCCTACAAGCTCCAAGGTCGAACTTCTCATTTAGCAGCTTGGCGAGTTCTCTCTCGCCCCTACTTCCTTTCTGGCGTCTTGCAGCGTGGTTCATAATTTTGCCTCATGATCTAGTGCTTCAGGGTCAAACCTATATACCGGAGACCTGCTGTATCTATTTAATTCCTCGCCATATATACCAGACACATCTGTAATCACTCCTGTTTGTAGCCAGTGTTTAATTATTGCTTCTGGCATTGTCAGTTTGGCGTGGGATGATATTTTAACTTCAAACTTTTTTCTCAATACTTTATTGCGTGTGACCCAGTTAAGGACTGGCGGAGTAAACAGCAGTTTACGTAAGTGTTCCTCTTTAAAACGTTTGAATTGGTTATCATAATCTTTTGCAGGAAGCTTATGCGAAAAAAACTTGATCAACCCCTGAGCAGATAGCGCACGTGCAGCAAGAGATAAGCTTTCTGATTGAGTCTGATGGATTAGAATATTGAATGCAGCTTTTTCCTGCTCAACTACATAACTTGCCCAAGCCCAGATAGATTTAGTAATCCTAACATCCTCGAAATCTTCTCCACAGTCGCAAATAGCAAACAATGCTGCGATTCGCAGCACTTTTGCAGTGCTTCGAGCAATGATCCCGCCAGCCGCTGAATCCTCGTTTTCAAACGTTAGCTGATTATATAATTCATTCTCCTCCCTCTTCATAGCATAGTATTCTTCCGGCACGTCTACATTTATAACAGACGGTATCGTATTCGTACTCTCGGCATCCGCAAAATCTCTAAGTGACTTTAAATGAGCTATCTCATCTTCACTGAAATATGGTTCTTCTTCATGAGACGGGATAGTTGCTCTTGTGTACTGTCTTTCGGTATTACGAAGGTTAATGATATGGCACCTTGGGATAAAGCCGTCCTTAGCTTCTCGAATCATCTTATCGGTGCCCTCGTCATAGTTTGTAAGTCCAATAATCGATAACGCTGGCGCGAATAAGTCTGGCGTATTGGCTATGTCACTCGAATAGGCTTTACCTTTCAGAATATCCTGACTGCCGCATGCGCTATAAGCTTCCAGCAAGAATCTAGTAACACCCTCCGGGTCTCCTGCTCCCGATGCCAGATACTTACCGAATTCATCGATAAGCGACACTGAACACATATTTCGTTGCAATTCATTGCAGAGTGCTTTAGGTGAAGTAAATCCAGAAGCGGCAAAGTATCGCGTAACGTCTAAGGGATTCTGGCAAGTGATACGGGTTAGTTCTTTCAGCATAGCGAACACTTGGCCTTTGCCGTATCCGGTTGGCGCGAACACGATTTGATAAGTTGACAACCCAGACCCAAGCACATTAAATCTTCTTCCAAGGAAGGAAGACAGGAAGCCGAGAGTAATAGTAAATGCCATCCCCATGCTTGGATGTTGCATGCGCATATAGACGTATTTCATTATCTTCCCGCCAAGTCCCTCTGGAAAACTTATTTCCCATTTCTTAGGTTCCATATTCTCCACAAAGCGTTGAATGTCTACTTCCTCTTTTTCTGCTTCGATCTTTCTCCAAGTGGAGCGCAGCATTGCTGGGATATCGTGCACGGCTTTCTCGAATCTTTCATCGCTAGGGTTAGCATACGCATGTAGCAAGGCAGTGCACACATGCCCAGTAAACTTCATGTCGTGACCCCTGTTTGCCATATGCATCATGATCCCGCGTATAGGGGAATGCACATGCTCTCCAGATTTCAGGTTATCGATATGTGTGTTAGGGCCGAACTCTCCAAGATTGCTTTTGTAGTCGATAGCCTTGAGGTCGCTAGCACTGTTCTTATGCCTTCTATCTATCACATTTCGAACAGCAACTAACGGTACATTGTCCGTTTCAACGCCAAACATATAGGCCAAATGATCGATCTTGTAGTAGTCATCAAAGGCATCATGGATCAGTTTGACTTCGAAACCGTCTCTCTTATGCGATTTAAATCCAGGTACACGCATAATGCGGGTAATGTCTTTTGCTCCGGGATCAGAGCCATACCTTTCAACCATCACACCCATGATGGAGTGCCATATCCTTAAATTTTTGGCGTTAGCGTCTAATCCTGGTTGGAGTACCCAGTACCTATGGAAATGCCCTGGAGAGGTTTCTACAACGTAGTGTGGCGGCGCAGGGAATTCGCCTTTCCAGTCGTTGTCATCTTCCTGCCAGATTGCTCGTAGTGTGAGCACATTCTCTAGCTTTCGTGGTAGGAAACGCATTTCTTCATCGCGCTTTAGCATATTTACAACATAGTAGATGTCCATACCTACTCGATTGTAGCGTTCTAGTATCTTCTTTTTCTTTGTAAATGTACCTTGTGTGCCTGTCAAACTGGACCATTTATCCGATGGCACACAATAAAATTGAACTGTCCCGTCCAGTAGTTTCATAGGGAGCCTTAAGTTATAGGGGCCAGTTACGGCCCCAAGTTAGATGTTAATTGCTTACTGCCCAAGATAGGCTAGTGTCCAGTTCGAGCAGAAGTTTATAAACAATTTCTTGAATCACTTCCGGCTCTGGGTCTACCTTAGCTTGACTGAACAGTTCGCCTAATGTTTGATCATTCTCCATTGTAGCATAACTCCCTACGGCACAGTTCTTGCTTAATATCGTCGGCATCATTGGCGTTTTCTGTGTCCAACAAGACAAGGGTTTCGTCTGTTAGCTCGCGCAAAGGCAGGGTGTCAAGGATATCATTGTTCATTGTTTAATGCCTCAGAAATTTGCGTGTTGATGGTGTTGAGACGGTTTATCACCTGCGTTAACGTAGCGCGCAGATAGATAATTTCTTTCATCTGCTGGTCGAACACTTCTCGTACTTCGTCGTGTTGCGTGTCCAACCATTCTTGGATGGTCATATTGCGGAAAGCGTACATCGGGTTATCTTTGTTCATTTGTAGTACCTTCGAAATGCTGGAGAGCCTATTGTGCGCATGTACCGAAACACGCACTGACTATTTCTCTTTCTTGCCCACGGCTTGGTATCAAAAGCTGGCTTGGGTTCTTTCAAGAACAAGGATGTCACGTTCATGTGGATACGGTCGCAGTAGTAGTCATTGTTCATTTAAATCACCTATATGATGATGTGATCCAATACATAGATGCACCGCAGTAGTATACAACACATCGCAAACACAATGCAACATTCCATGTCTAAAGCCCTACCATCATCGATTTCTTAGCGTCCCTTGCCACCTTTTTTGCCTCATGCACCGAGTATCCTTCACGGCATAAAATATGCAGGATACGTTTGGAGTCCCCAAGGGTGTAGGCTAAGAACGCGTTGTAGTTGCGATGGAAGTCCGCACGGCAAACTTTAAGTCTGTTCATATCTACGCACCTATCAACGCGGGAATGGGAAGAAAATGGAGAGCCGTAAACAATGCTGCCATTGCCCCCAGTAACCCAACAATGAGTGTAGTCCAAACGGTTGCTTCTGGCATTAACAGCAAGCAAACGATATAGATGATGACAAGGGTTATGATCATTTTTCATTTTCTCCAGTGATTACCAACTGTATAAATGATATCAGTTGATAGTTTGTGTGTCAACTACCAGCATCTAAGCTGGGTAGCTCCAAGATACATAGTCGCACAGAAGCCTTGCGCTGGCGTCTGGTACTGATACCCAAGGGACATCAATTCAAGCCCAAGTCCCAGCAAGTACTGATTTGCTCGCATTTGTTCTTGATAGCGCGCATCAGGGCTGACGCCATCATCGGAGATAGGCTGAGCCTGGCACCCAAAAAACAAAGGGGTCATAGCAATAATCATGGTTAAGGTTTTGATTTGCATGGTTTTTCTCCAATTAACTGACCCCATTGAAAATCAATAGGGTCGGATACACTTAGTAGTCGCAGTACCAGAAACCAAAGTCCGATCCGTCTCCGGGGTGAGCGCCAAAGTAGCATCCCTCCGGCGCGTACTCGTTGAGGGTGTCGAACAACTCTTCGAGAAACCATTGGCACTCTTCTGAATCCCACCAGGCGCTGTCCGGGTCCTCTTGTGCGTAGGCGGGAGGTATGCTGAACGGAGCGACCATGATCTGTTCGTAATGCGCTGGTGCCACTTCTCTCAGCACATCCAGGAATGCCGGGACTAAGTCCTGAGATCGATGCGTGCCATGGATAACGGTTGTATTAGGTTGGATTTTCATATCAGTTACCCTCGTAGGTACCTTTCAGGATTGAACGTGCGGTTTCCGTTCTGTTGGCTCGACTCCAGTCGTGGACTTTTTGACTAAACTGGTAAGGTACCCACAAATCAAATTCATCGTGGTTAGCGACTCTCCCGCCGCCATAACCGCCAGCGGCTATCGGCCAGGCATATTTAAACTCATGACATAGCATCCAGCACAGTCTACGCTGGATTGAAGTATCGACTAAAGCTAGTGCCATTGAATCCCTATCCCAAGCCATGTCACTATCCTTGATGAGGATATCGATGTACATAGCATGACGGCGATTCTCCGTATGATTACGCCAACATGCCCACAACTCTACGTTTGTGCCAGCATGCTGCAACGCGTCAACTATGGACAGCACGGTTGACCCGCGGTTTGCTGCATCTTTTTCCGAAACGTCCCAACTTCTACCGATGTGCACTCCAAGGGAGAGCCTAGTACTACGCTCAGGCAGCATATCTTGTCGATACATACAGTTAGGCTCTCCAGCAAGGTACGCAGCGACGTTGGGTCTGTAGCCGTGCTCACTAGCCACCGGCTTAAGGATATTGATGTACGTATCCGGCAGCACATCATCTATATCCAAGTCGCACGTAGAGCTAGACGGACGATATCCGCCGTTGATAGCGGCTGCAACCGTGTCTTTATAAGACAAAGAAGCATTATCGTGGGTCATAATATGACGCTTTGCTCGGCTGCCTGTAGTATCCACCGATTGCATGTACGTCCCCAGATCATGCAGGGATTCAAATTGCACATGCACTAGACCTTTCCGGTTCTCAAGTATGTTCATACTAACACCTGCTGGAGTTGATCAGCAGACAAATGCTTGTAGAGTTCGCTTTGCGTCACGTCGTCAATGTCCCACCCGCGAGCCAAGAGCCCAGCGCCGCGTCTGGTTGCTCGCGGTGTAACGAGTACCTTGATGTTCTTCTCAGCAAGCTTAGCGCGAAACCCGCGCACATGCTCAGACCACACTTGCCAGATGGTGTTGTCCGGACTACCGCCAGCAGACAACCAAGCTTGCTCTGCCATGCGGTTTTCGATGGTTTCATCGTAGTCCACTTCGAGTTGCACAAAGCGGTCTAGGAAAGCCCTGTCGAGTTCGAAGCG